GGATGCCGTTGGTGGCGAGGGTGAAGTCGCCCGCCGGAATGCCGGCCACCAGCGGCGACCACACCGCGGCCGGCGGCGCGATCGCGGTAAAGGTGACGGTGCCACTGACGACCGTCTGCCCTTCGGCCGTCGGCCAGGTCGGCTCGGTGGTGCCGGTGGTGCCGGCGGTGGTGGTGCGGTAGACCAGCCCGGTCTTCGTCGACGGCAGCGTCAGCGCATTGAGCGCGAGCGCGGTGCTCGGCGCGAACACGCTCGCGGCTTGGCCGCCGTTGTCGGCGAGGAACGCGGCGGTGATCCGGCGCGCCTCGAGCACGTCGACCCCGTCCACCGGCAGGTCGTAGAAGCGCTGCCCGGCCACCAGCTGCCACGGCCACCAGCGCTCGGTGCGCAGCTGGCGGTAGCGCCAATACAGCTGCGCCTGCGCCAGCCGCAGGTACAGATTGAGGGTGGTGGTCATGCCCGGCGGCGGCGTGCCCGCCATCGTGGCGAAGCCGAGCAGCACCATCAGGTCGGCGCGCAGCTGCGCCAGCGTGACCGGCTGCTGCACGACCAGGCCGGTGTCGAACGCGACCGGCGCGTCGAAACCGATGGTGCGGTCGTAGACGTCCGCGCCGCCGTTGACGATCACCGGGCCGTTGCTGCCACCGTCGCTGCCGCTCATCCCCTTCCCCTGTTAGCGACACGGCAGCCGAAGCTGCCGCGCCGTGGTCGTGCTCTCTCCCCGTGCGCGTCAGGCCAGCGGATCGCCAGTCGGCGCGTCTTCCGTCTCCGCATCGACCTCGGCTGCCGCCGCGGCCTTCGCCTTGCTGCGGGCCAGGGCCTCGGCCTTCTTCGGCTTCACCACCGCCGCCTGCATGTGCTTCGCCAGCTCGTTCAGGCCAACGTTGCCGCGGCCGAACACGCGCTCGACTACGCCCTGCTTCGTCTCGGGATCGACGCCGTGCGCCGAGGTCATGCGCTCGTATTCCTCGCGCACGTCCGGCAGGCCGCGTTCCTCGCCCGTCTCGTCCTTGCCCAAGTCGACCTCGCGCGCCTCGCTGACGTGGCAGGCATCGCCGTAGCGATCCTCGAACACCGGCACTTCCCAGCCGAACACTTCCTTCGGCACCTTGGTCATCGCGTTGAGGTGGATCGTGAGCAAATACGCCAGAACTTTCATCGTGGATTCCTCGTCAGGAAGGGAAAAAGAACCCGCGGCGTCACCTGGAGAGACAAGCGCCGCGGGTCCCGATCAACTGCTTACACGCCCGCTTCGATGTAGGCGCTGTAGGTGCCGGCGGTGCCGGCGACCGTCTGGTTCGCCCGCATGTAGCGGTACGCCTGCACCATGCCCTGCTTGCCGCCGAGCGCGGTTGCCGTGAGAAGGTCGTTCCAGTTGGAGTTGTCGTCCGAGCCCTGGATCTTGATGGTCGCCGCCGCGGTGGCATCCGGCGACACGACGATCTTCGCCAGCACCTTGCGGTTGGGCAGGTACGGGGTCTTGTTGCCGAGGTCGATCGCGGTCTGCGCAACGGCGGACGCGTTCGAGATGTTCTCGGCGAGGGCGGTGATCTTTGCCATAACTGCTTACCTCGAGAGTTGGAAGAAAGCCCGGCCGGAGCCGGGCTCGCTGTGGGTTAGGCGATCGAGAGGACCGCCATCGCCGACGGGCGGGTGATGGTCATGGCGCCGCGCCAGGTCAGGCCCCAGTAGTTCGTGTAGCGGTTGTAGACGCGGGGCGGACGGCGCACCACCATGTCGTGACCCTGCGCCGGGCGCAGCTTCAGGAACTTGGTGTTGAGGAAGTAGCAGCGCTTGTCCCAGTTGACCGTCGGGTTGAGCGCGGCCTGCAGGTCGTCCATGACCGGGTCCCACAGGATCGGGACCCCCTTGAACGTCATGTTGTCCGAGCCGCCGTCCAGGTTGATGCCGCCCTTCTGCGCGGACACCTGCACGGTGCGGGTGGCGAGCAGGTCGGCGCGGTACGCGTCGAGGAACTTGCTGCCGGCGATGATCAGGTCGGGTGCGTTGCCGCCGATGCGGGTGCACTTGCGCCAGGTCTTCTCCATCTCCGACTGCAGCAGGCCCGTGGTCGAGGCGATGTTGGTGTCGACCTGGTTGCGCCAGTAGGCATAGGTCGCACGGTCGATGCCGCCGACGGTGCCGGTGGTCGGGGTGGTCGACACCAGCGCGTCGAGGCCTGGGATCGCGTCGGCGTTCTGCGTGCCGTCCAGGTGCAGGTCGTAGTCGAACTTCTCACCGAAGCCCGCCTTGAGCGTGTCGGTGTTTTCCTGGATGAGATTGACGAACTGCTGCTTCTCCGAATCCGTCGGCGAGGCGTCGACGTCGTCGGTCATGGTGATGTAGTTCTGGAGCAGCTCTTCCTCGGTCAGCGCGAAGCCGTCGTGCGCCGAGCCCCAGGCGAAGTTCGCCTCGGCCAGCGTGCGCTTGCGGTTGTACGTGACCTCGCCATCCGGCGCGAACCACTGGAAGTTCGAGTCGTTGGTCGTGCGCAGCTTCTCGTTGATGTATTGCTTGGCGCCGGGGAAGGACTTCTTGGTCTTCTGCAGCGCGTTGAGCAGCGGCCGATCGGTGTTGTAGAGGTCGGTCGGGTTCTGCTTGATGATGTAGTCCATCGCCGCCTTGCCGGCGTAGGACAACTGTTCGGAGGTGAAGGGCATGGTGGCCGTCTCGAAAGAAAAGGAAGGGTGTGAACACCTGTCCGCTTTCGAGGTGGGCGACGCCTCTTAACTGCCCCTGCCGGGCGCGACTCCGGCTGCTGCTTGAGCGGGTTGATCGGCGCCCGGACGCGCGGCGTGGCCCGCTCGCGCGCCCGGATGCCGGGCAGACTCCACTGTTTCAGAACGTGAAGGTAATGTCAAGAGGGTGTCAACCCCTGTCAGCGTCGCGCCATCCCGTCCAGCGCCGCCTGCATCGCCTCCAGCGGATTGCCCGGCGCCTTGCCGATCGGGCCACCGCCACTGGGGTTGCCGCCGGCGCGAACCGGGTCGGGCACCCGCGGCGCGGCCGGCGCCGCCGGGGCAGCCGGCGCCACGGCCGGCAGCTGCACCTGCGCGTACAGGTCGCGGATCGTCCCCATCCACTCGGCCGGCGGCAGCTTGGCGACCATCGACTTGATCGCCGGCGCCAGCAGCGCGGTCTTCGCGTCGAACTGCGGGTCGCTGGCGCGGCCGGCGGCGGCGAACTGCTGCAGCTGGCCCAGGCCGGCCTCGACCGCGCGCTGCTGCTGCGCGGTGGCGCTCTGCGTCTCGCGGACGTGCTGCTCCTGCGCCGCGCGCACCTTGGCGCGGTCGCGTTCGCCGGCCAGCTTCACCAGCGCATCGCGGTCGACGTCGCCGACCAGCGCCTGCAGGTCCGGGTGGCCGGTCAGCGGGTCGTGCAGGCCCGGCACTTCCTTGCCGAGCGCCTGGGCGAGGATCACCAGCTGCGACTGCAGGGTGGTGAACGCGCGCTCCATGCCGTCCGGCGTGCCGCTGTTGAGGTCGGACAGGAACGCCAGCGTCTCGCCGAACTGCTCGGGCGTGGCGCCGGTGCGGGTGATCGTCTCGACCCACTGCTGCGAGGTCGCCTCGGCTTGGGTCGCGCGCTGCTCGATCGCGCCGAGCTTGGCCGTGACCTCGTCGTAGGACTCCTTGAGCTTGCCGAAGCGCTCCTTCGTCTCGGCCTTGGCGTCGGCGGGCAGCTCGCCGAACTGGTCGCTCGGCTTGGTGGCCGGGTCCGCGACGGCGGGCGTCGCTGGCGTGGCAGCCGGGTCTACGGGTGCGGCAGGCGCGGCCGGGTCCGCCGGAGCGGCGGGGTCGGCTGGCGCCGCCGGATCGACGGGCGCGGCGGGATCGGCCGGCGGGTCGCCGGCCTGTGGATTACTCGGTGGATCATCCTCCTCGACGACCGGCTCGAGCACGGCGCCGGGCGCTTGGCCGGTCGCGAGCGCGCTGTTGACAGCCGCGAGGATGTCGGTGTCGACCGGGATGGTGGAGGCGGCGGGTTCGCCGGCCGGGTTCACCGGCGCGGCGGGAGTGGCAGCTTGGGGCATGGGACGTCCTCGTCAGGGCGTGCGGGAAAGATCAGGCGGGAGTGGGCGTGCGCGCGTTTGCGGCGTCGCCGAGGACCGGCACCAGCTGTGCGAGCGCCGGCGGCAGGGCGCCCGCAGCCGCCGCGGCCGGATTGGCGCCCGGCATGCCGGGCAGGCCGGCGGGCATGGTCGGCGGGTTCGGGATCAGCTTGTCGACGTCGCCCTTGTATTCGAGGACGCGCGCGGTTTCCTTCAGCAGCTCCTCGTAGGGCGCGGCGCCCCACGCCATCTGCGGATTCGCCTTCAGGTTGCCGATCACGGTGATGACCTTCTCCAGGATCGGCAGCATCGCCTGCCAGGCATTGCGCTGCTGCGCGGTGTTCGGCTTGCCGGTGCTGCCGGCCTTCACCTCGACGTCGAAGGCGGTCAGGATGTCGTCGACCGACAGCTTCGGCCACACCGCCATCGGCCCGGCGATCTTGCGCACGTAGTCTTCGGTGAGCGTCTGCAGCGCGATCTGCGTGACGTGCATCGCGAGGTCGGACAGCACGTCCTCCAGCTCGTCCTTGCGCGTGCCGATGCGCGCGCCGAACCCGTTGTTCTGGATTTCAGCCTCGGTGGCGGTCTTTTCGACCGCGACGCCGGACTGCATCGCGTCCTGCGCGCCCGACACCTTCTCCATGTCGGTGGTGATCGGCTGCGTGTCGTACAGCCGCGGGTCGAACTGCGGGTACGAAATCTCCTTCATCGCCTTGCCGATGTCTTCGCCCCTGAGCTTGATCCCGACCATTTCGCCGATCTGGCCGTCAGCGATCTTCTTCGCGTCGGTGTCGTCGATCTGATTTTGGTCGAAGGCGATCTTCGGGATCGCGCGCTTGCGGTGCTCGGCGAAGTTCGAGCGCGTGCGCCCGTATTCGTCCTGCAGGCGCTCGAGCTGCTGCACGTCGGACTGCGGATGGCGCTCGCCGTCGATGTAGTGGAACGCCAGCAGGAAGACGTCGTAGAAGCGGCTCGACTGGCGCGGCGCATACGGCGCGCGCGCCCACTTGTGATGGATGCCGTCGACCAGCGTGTAGACCACGCCGTCGGCCTTGTGCTGCACTTCCTCGACCAGGTAGAAACCGGCGGTGGTCTGCGCGGCGCTGTCGGTCATCAGCAGCCATTCCTGGCGGTGGTTGCCGTTGTCCTGCCCACCCTGCCCGTTGGCCTCGCTCGCGGGGCGCTGGAAATACAGGTTGGCGCCCTTCAGGTCATCCTCGGACCAGCCGGTGATCGCCAGCACCTCGGCCTTCGACTTGTAGAAGCGCAGGCGGATGAACGACGCATCGAGGTAGTTTTCCAGCTCGCCGCAGTCGGGCGCGACCTGCACGTCCTCGGGCGCCGGCACGTCGAGCACCAGCCCGGTGCCGACCTGGCGCTCGAGCTTGGCCTGCAGCGCGGTCATCTGCGCCTCGATGCGGCTGCGCAGCTCGTCCTGATTGCCGCAGCCTTCGGCGGCCTCCTGCTGCAACGCGGCGATGTTGTCGAGCTGTTGTTTGAGGTCGTTGATTTCGTTCTGCACGACCGGGTCGTGGATCGTCTCGGTGCGCGTCTGCATGGTCGCGCGCAGCCAGCCGGGGCCGACCGTCATCGCCGAGCGCACCCACTTCTTCGCCTTCTTCTTCAGGCGCGCGTCGCGCAGCAGGCGCGACACCACGATTTCGAGCGTGCGGGTGACGTCGCCGTACTGCTTTTCGCGGAAGTCGTCGACGCTGTCCGACGGCGTGACCGAAATATCCGGGTTCTTGGCGTAGATGAACGCCATCAGGATTTCGATGATGGCGCCGATCAGGTTGGTGTCGACCTTCCACTTCGAGTCGCCGGCGGCGAGCTTACGCAGCCGCACGTAGCGGTCGCGCGCGTCCTTGTCGTGCGCGAATGCCTGCGCGAGCTGGCCGCGGATGCGCTTGATGTGGTCTCGCACGCCATCGTCGACCTTCTGCCCCTGCGCCTGCAGCACGGCGGTGTTGGCAGCGTCGAGCATGCCCGGATCGGTCAGCATGTCACTCATGGGGCGAGTCCGCGGTCGGCGCGAAGGTTGGCTTCACAGAGGGCGAGCTTGTCGCGCAAGCCGTCGGCATCGCCTGCGAATCGAACAAGAAAGAGCACATCGTCTCGAGATAGAACCCCTGCCTCGGCAGCGGCGTCTGCAACTGCGCCGGAATGGGCGGCAGCCGCGGCGGCGGGATTGGCGGGGCAGCGGAGTGTGTTGCGCAGGACGTACTTGCCAGTGCGCACGTCATCAACAACGCCTTGATTGCGTTTTTCACCGGCGGCTTTCCCTTGTTCGTAGGCGATCGTCAGGCGATTGACTTCATCGCTGCGCTCTTGTTCGATTTCGCGGTTCTTTTCGCTCACCACGACCGCACTGTGCGCCGCTTGCGCGGCAATGCGATCGAGCGTGTCTTGTTTCAGGTGCAGCCGCAGCGTCTGCGTGCCGCCCCAGGCGAGCGCGCACACGGCGAGCAACGCGAACAGCGTGCCGCGCACGCCGCCAAGCAGCTTCACGAATGCCCACTCGGTCATGTCGTCGGCGCCTTGTCGCGCGCGATGCGCAGCAGGATCGCGCACACGCCGATCGCGACGGTGGCGAGGCCGCCCCACTTGCCGAGGTAAGCGGCCCAGGCGGTGTTCGCCTGCAGGTAATCGACGATCAGGCCGAGCACGACGAGGCATTCGGCGTAGCGGCGGTCGAAGGCGAGCAGGAAGCGGTGCCAGCGGCTCATTTCAGCACTCCCACGGCGGACATGACCTTGATCGCGAACCCCGTCACCGCCGCGCTGAACGCCGCGGTGCCGACCAGTGCCTTCCAGCTCCCTTGTGCGCGCATCACGACGCCGTGGATGTCGCCGAGCTGCTGTTTGATCGCGGTCACTTCGCCGCGCAACGTGCTGACCTCGGACTCGAGGCGGCCGATCGTGCGCTGCAGCTCGGCTTCGCTGGCGACGCTCATCGCACCACCGTGTAGCTGACGGACAGCGGGACGGCAGGGTGATAGGGGAGCAGGGCGATGCGCCTGCTCCAGGCCGTGATGTCGCCGGTGATGGCGAACATGAGGACGCCCCCCGGCGTCCGTTGGCAGCGGCATGCCATGCCCCGACTCCCCTATCCCCTGTTGCGCGGACCCTACTCGATCGGCTGCTTTCACGCAACCGTGACATTTCTGTCAACCCCAGTCAGTCGATGACGACGTCCTTGGTCGGCTTCGGCTTGGCCTCATGGAACAGCCACTCGACCGAGAACGGCTTGAGGCTAGCGTCGCGCGGCACCTCCGGCAGCCAGGCGTGCGGCATGTTCGCCAGCTTGCGCCCGGCCAGCGAGCACACGTCGACGGCGTCGTCGTGCGGCACCTGCGGGAAGTCGCACAGCTGGCGGACCAGCCGGTGCGCCCACGGCAGGTTCGGCAGGTGCAGCCGGCCTTCCTCGGCGATCGCGTAGAACGACTCGGCGCGCGCGACCTTGTTGCCGATCGAGGGCAGCGCGTCCCACCGCATGTATTGCCCGGCCTGCTTGAACTTCTCCTTCAGGGTCGGCGCGATCG